CGCGGCGTTGGTGGAGATCGTAGACAGCCGAGACCCCGATTTGATGCTCGAAGCAATTGATCGGCTACAGAAAGCGGACAAGCTCAACGTAGACCGCGAATCACTCCAGCAAAAGCAAACGAAGGATGACGAAGATCGACGACTACAGCTTCTTGAACTCGCTCGACATATCGAGCCTAGAGAGCTTGCTAAGATCGCATCCAAAAACGGCATCCTTAATCGAGACGAATCAGCCGAAGGATGAACGAGAATCACAGCGTCGACTCATGGCTCGCAAGAGAGCCGCAGAGCGTGATTTAAAGATTTTATTGCCAAGGGACATCGAGCGACGCATCCAAGCCGAGTCCGATCCCGAGCTATGGCTTCGGACCTACTTTCCGGCGGACTTCTACGAAGCATTCACACAAGACCGCCGAGCGATGCTCCAATCAATCATCGAAGCGGCTAAGTACGGCGGGGACCAAGCGATCGCAGCACCTCGGGGCGAGGGCAAGACATCGCTCGCAATGCACGGGGCTCTCTACTTAATGGTCGTAGGCTTGTGCGACTTTCCCGTCGTAATCGGCAAGAGCCAGGGCAAGGCACAGGTTGAACTCAAAGCGATCAAGGAAAAGCTCCAGCAATCGGAGCAGTTCATTGCGGACTACCCGGAGATCGGTGTACCGTTTCAAGCGGTCGGTGGGTGGTCGAGTCGTGCGAGGATGCAAACGGTGGGAGGGACGCTGACGAACATCGAGATGGCGGCGGATCATCTAGCGTTCCCGACCATAAATCGCGAACAGCTTCCGGCATCATGGCCGGATGAGGTGGAGCCGGCAAGCAAGGGTCAGGTGATCTACTCGCTGGGGATCGATGGACCGATTCGAGGAACCAAGTTTAGGGGCAAGCGTCCGACGCTGGCGTTGATCGATGACATCGAGGATAGGGAGGCTGCGGCATCGGAAACGCTGATTGCGAAGAACGAGGAGATCATCGAGCAGGACATTGCGGGGCTGGGGTCTGGTGCTGAGCGTGTTTCGCGGGTAATGCTTTGCACGATCCAGAATCGAAAGTGCATCGCGTACCAGTACACGGACGCGAAGGGCAAGCCATCGTGGAGAGGGAAGCGGTATCGAAAGATGATACTACCTCCGAGCCGGATGGACTTGGTGGAGCAGTACATCGCACTCAGGAGAGAGAGGGCCGATGATGATCCGGACGCTCGGGTGGCTTATGAGTTTTGGCGAGATCATCAGAGAGAGATTGAGGAGGGGTGCGAGATCAGCAACCCGCAGAGCTACTCGAAAAAGCTCTATCATGATGGTGAGCCACTGGAGCTATCAGCGATCCAAGCGTACTACAACCGCGTTGCGGACTGGGGCAGTAAAGCCGTGGCAACCGAGATCGACAACGATCCACCGGAGGAGGACGGACCGCAGGGAGCGGGACTGAGCTGGGATATTGTAGCTAGTCGAATCTCTGGGCTTGCGAGGCGGCAATTACCGGCGAATGCGATGGCACTGACGGCAGCGATTGACTTGGGGAAATACGCTTGTCACTGGGTCGTGACGGCATGGTGGAGGGGTGCCGGCGGGGTGGTGGTCGATTATGGCGTGGCCGAGGTGACGAACACGGATCGAAGCATTGACAATGAGGCTAGCGAACCGCACATCTACAGGGCTCTCTTGGACTGGCGAGATTACTTGCTACAGCAAGAGTACGTGGACGCAACCGGAGAGCGGCGTTCGATCGACATGGCACTGGTGGACTCTGGGACGTTTACCAACGCGGCGTACCAGTTCGTCCGGCAAGTGGGCGGCGTGTTTGGCGTGTCAAAGGGGATCGGTAACTACAGGCCAAAGCAACCGAGCAAGACATGCAAGCCGGGAATGCACATGCACGCGGCGTATCAGGCAGCTCCGGCGGTGTGGTTGTATGAGCTTGATACGGACTACTGGAAGACCTGGGTTCATGAACGCTACCTTACGCCGACGTTCGATGAAAACAACATGCTAAGGCGTGGGAGCCTTTCGTTGTTTGAGCCAGATGGGAACCGGAAGCACCAGAGCTACGCACAGCACATCGTCGCCGAGGAGCTTGTCAGCGAGTTTAAAGAGGGCAAGGGTACGAGGACGTTCTGGGATCGAAGGAACCCGAACAACCACTGGCTCGATGCGACGTATATGGCGGCAGCGTGTACAGAGTGTCTAGGGATCAGTCTAATAGACGTACGAGGAGAGACGGCACCGGAGGTAAAGCCGGTGCCGAAGGGTCAGCAGTCAGCAAAGCCGAAACAGCACGGCAACCGATTCAGAACGAGGAGCGGCGGATGGGTCAAGGGATTAAGGAGATAGGACGCATGGCAAAGCGGCGACAGAGACCAGCGGCGAAGGAGCAGGAAGCGCCGAAGCCGAGGCAAACCGAGTTTACGGCTCCTGGATGCCCGGCTTGCGAATCGATTCGGGAACCTGGTTCGAATTACTCTCGGGTGTACAAGACATCGAGAACAACCAAGGCGATTTATCGCTATTGCAAGTGTGATTATTGCGGTCATGGGTTTAAGGTTGTTACTACAACGTAGTAAGTAAACTATGGCAATCGGTGTGCGTGTTGCCATGCTTGACGTATGGCAAGCACACAATCACTTTTGAACCAGATCGACGCGGCGATTGAAGCTCTCTTGAGCGGTCAGCACTCGTCGTATTCGATCGGTTCGAGGTCGGTAACTAGACTAGACCTCAACTCTCTTTTCGACCAACGCGACCGGCTCCGGCGTCAATTAGACCGTGAGCAGAACGGAGCGTTCAGACTCGCCAAGATGCAGAGGCCGCGTTGATGCTGGCTCGCGTCTTAGACTCGATCGTTGCAGCGGTCAACCCGAAGCGAGGACTCCAGAGGCAACAAGCCAGGAGGCTACTCCGTGCGTACGCTGGGGCCGAAGCGAGCCGGCTAACAAACTACGCCAAGCCCCGGAACCTTGCAGCGGACACCGAGCTAGGAGGTCCGTTCGGTGCCGATGCGATGCGGGCATGGGCTCGCAAGCTTGTTCGCGATAACGCATACGCTTGGGGTGTAGTCGATACGATCGTATCGTCGGTGGTTGGCTGCGGTATCACGGCACAGAGCATGTTCGAGACACCGGAAGGCGAGGATATCGAAGATGTGAATTGGATGCGTGACGAGACTTGGCAAGCATGGTGCGAAGTCGCGGATATTAACGGCCAGTACACGTTCGAGGAAATGCAGCGGATCGCACAACGTGAGATTGTCGAAGCTGGCGAGGTACTGATTCACTTGGTGACGACGCCGAGCAATGAGTATCGAGGAGTATCCCGTCCCGTCCCATTCGCCCTTGAGCTAATCGAAGCTGACCGATTGGCTGGCGATAAGGACACGTACGCGATCGCCAGGGAAGGCGATTTGCGTATTGTTCGCGGCGTGGAGCTTGATGAGCTAGGGAAGCCGGTTGCGTATTACATCTACCAAGACCATCCCAACGCTCCGTATGCGTGGAATCGAACGCCGGTAAGGATCGAGGCTCGCAACGTCATTCACTTATTTCGCCGGGACCGTATCGGTCAGAGCCGTGGGGTGTCGTGGTTCGCTCCGGTGATGAGCTGGATGCGTGACTTGGGCGTGTACGTTGATAACGAGATACAAGCGTCAGCGGTCGCAAGTTGCTTTGGTGTGGCGATCAAGACCGAGGGGCCGATTGGTGGGCTATTGCCACCGAGCGGCGAGGACAGCGTAGACAGTGCTGGAAACTCGTTTGATTACTTGGAGCCGGCAATGGTGGTTCGGCTGAATCCAGGTGAGTCGGTCGAGTCGATCAATCCAGGCAGGCCAAACAGTGCAAGCGAACCGTGGATTGCGTTAATGCTCAGGGGAATCGCGGTCGGTACTGGGCTTAGTTACGAGGTCGTGGCTAGGGACTACAGCAAGACAAACTACAGCTCGAGCCGTACGAGTCAGCTAGAGGACCGTAGGCGGTTCAGGTGCTGGCAGCAGTATCTCCTTAATCATATGTGCCAACCGATATGGGATCGCTTCTGCGAGGCGGCAGCGTTGGCCGGTCGTGAGGAGTTCCCGACGATGGCAGAGCTGCTTGAGAATCGACGCAAGTACGCGGCGGTGGAGTGGCAGACTCAGGAATGGGAATGGGTTGATCCGCAAGCTGAGCAGGCCGCGAGTCAGGCTTCGATTGATGCGTTGCAATCAACCTATCAAGTTGAGCTCGGGAACCGTGGCCGGAACTGGCGGCAGGTGTTTTACCAGCGGGCCAAGGAGGAGCAGCTCAAGCGTCAGCTCGGACTCTCGACGATCGACGAAAAGCAGATTAACGCACAAGCGGCAGCGAGCCAGGGCGGTGGAGCTGAGCCGGTCGAGAACTCACAGCCTACAGCCGAGATGATGGGGCTCTCGACATTGCAGTTTCGCAGGAACCGCAAGGCGATTGATGAGACTCTCGATCAGTTGGCATCGGGTGACATCAGTGAGACGAAGGCGAGAGTGTTCTTGGCTTCGATTGGGATGGCAGAGCAGTCGATCGACATGCTCGTTGAGGATGCACTCGATGGCGTGAGGGACGAAGTGCTGCCGGAGGTAGCCGATGGCAGCTAAGTACGACCATATCGACTTCAAGCCGCCACAGGGCGTTCGCGAAGAAGCCGCAAAGGGCTTGGAGTGGCGTCGTGAGCATGGACGCGGTGGAACCGAGGTTGGTGTGGCGAGGGCTCGTGACCTATCGAACGGCAAGAACATTTCGCCAGAGACGGCGAAGCGAATGAGTAGCTACTTCGCGAGGCACGCGGTAGACGAGAAGGGCGAAGGCTGGGAGCCGGGCGAAGATGGCTTCCCAAGTGCTGGGCGAATTGCCTGGGCATTGTGGGGTGGTGACGCGGGGAAGGCGTGGGCTTCGAAGCTGGCGAAACAGATGGACGCGGCGGACTCTAAGGAGCGAGCAGGAATGGACAAAGGCAAGATCAAGAGAACGCGAATCGACACCGTGCCAGAAGCCAAGATGGTGATGCGGTTCGCGGAGCTACGGAGAGAGACCGCACAGCCAGAGAACCGAAGCGTTGGCGTGGTGGTTGCGACCGAGAACCCGGTGGAACGCTACGACAGCTCAAGGGGGATCGTCCTTCGCGAGGTGCTGGAGATGGACGGCATCGAGCTTCGCGGTGGCAGGAATCAATTGCCGATCGTTGACAGTCACGACCGATCGACGGTGGCGAATGTACTTGGTTCGGTGCGAAACATTCGCGTCGAGGGCGATGAGTTGGTTGGCGAGGCTTACTTCGCGAGTGACGAGGAAAGCCAACGGGCATACCAAAAGCTACTTGATGGACACCTGACAGACTTCTCGATCACAGCGACACCGAAAGAGGTTGCGTTTGTGGAACGAGGCAAATCGTACACGACACGCCGAGGAGGCGTCGTCGATGGACCGGCAGACATCGTGACACGATGGACGCCGACTGACGCTTCCTTAGTCGCAACCGGAGCCGACGAGCGGTCGGTGGTGCGGCGTAGTTACACCGATCTACCAACGGAGATCAAACGAATGGACAAAGGACTAGCAAAACAGCTACAGGCTCTCGGAATGCCGGCAGAGATCGCAGATGCCGAAGCGGCGTTGCAGTGGATGGCAGGCTACATGGCAAGCGAGAGCGAGCCAGAGATGGAGGAGATCGAGAGTGCGATGGATGAGGAGCCGAAGGAAGAAATGAGCCAAGCCATGGACGAGGAAGTTGAGAAGGCTGAAGGCATGGACAAAGAGGAAGAACTAAAGATGGCTGTCGATCGTGCATTGAAGATTGACAGAGAGCGTCGCCGCGAGATCACGGCAGCGTGTGACCAGTTGAAGATCGAGAGGAGCTTTGCCGAGAAGCTCTGCGATGAGGGTGTTTCTATTTCAGATGCTCGCAAGCTGATTATCGAGCGAGCCGCAAACAAACCGCTCGGACAAGGAGAATCAAAAGTGCGAGTAACAGAATCGGAAGCTGACAAGTTTTATGCAGCCGCGAAGGCTGGTTTGATCCAACGTGCGTCGGCCAGTGCTGGGATTCGTACCAGCATTGAGCAGGTGCCGGGTGCCGATGAGTTCCGGTACGCGGGGCTTCGCCAGTTGGCCGAGAGCTTCGTTGAGCGTATGGGTGTGAATACCCGACGATTGGCACCGAAAGACGTTGCCC